CAGGAAACGTATTTTCTGTATACGTCTGAATCGCTGTTACTAACTCCGTATAGGTCACGCCATCGGCCCTCTGCACATAGTGCCTTTAGTTGCCGCACCTGTACCACGCATCTTGATGCCGTCGGTCTTAACCTTTTCGTCACCAGCAGAAATACTGTACTGCCCAACGCTGACATCAGATGTATCTAGTCTGCTACGGTTTGGCTCTTTGCCGGGGTTCTCTTGAACCTTAACGCCTTTGCCAGACATAGTATGTGGCTTAGCGTATGAGGATGCGGGTAGGTTGTTTTTAGCCATTATTTGCCCCTTTGGTTCGCAACGCGAGCCATGTTACGACCCATAGACTTCATCATCTCGCCTGTCACGCCGCCCTTTTTCAGTTTGGTCATAGGCTTGCCGGGGTGTAGTTTTTTCTCATGCTTGTGCACAGCACCAGCAATCATCTTCTTGTCCTGTTTTAAATCTTTCTTGTCCATCTTCAACTCCTAAGTTGTTGCTATCGTAACTGTACCAAGTTGCACCACTAAAGCCAAGTCATTTGGCGTCAATGACGCATCAAAACTACTCGACCCGCCAACAGGATTCCAGCCCCATTGGAAGATTCGGCTACCACCTTCATTCGTTCCAGTACCACTTTGTGTAGTACCACCATTCACATTCGTCTGCAACCCGCTGTTACCAGACAAAACATAACTCCTGTCGGGGCGTGGATTCCTCAACGCCTGCGGGTCGTCCACAGGGAACATACCCAACTGCAACTGCGGATGATCGGGGTCCCAGCACTCTGGGCACACCAACAAGTTGTAGTTCTTTAACTTGATAATCTCAGTCTTCAGAACCTTCAACTTGAACCGTTGGTCACAACGATCACACTGCGCAATCGCGTATTTGCCAGAAGCAAAACGATTACCCATTAGATAACCCTGCCTCTCGTTCTACCCCGCGCAGCGATCCCATCTGCACGGCTAGAAGCAGTTACTTTACCGCCTTTTTTCTTAGGGGTTGGCATTCTCAATTCCGTAGGCCCAGCAAACGGGCTTTTACCTTCATTTCTTCTTTTGTCTGCGTGCGCCCTTGCTTTTTTCTCAATTTCTTCAGTCTCTTCTGCGCCTCTAGGCAAGCCATTCTTTAAAACATAGTCAAGTTGTTTCTTTGTTAGCGTTGGGACTAAAGACGGGTATTCACCACTCTCATCTTCAATAGAATATTCAGTCGCTACATCTCCGCCCTTGGCTGGTAAACCGCCAAAATACCCTTTACCTTTTACACCTTCACCAGAATGACGAAGTCCATAAGGAGCTAACCCTTCATCCCCGCTAAACTGTTTTAGTCCAGTTGCCACGACTACCTCCCGATGTAGGTCTGTCTAGGAACCAAACGCAATGCTGCCTTCTCATGATCTTCGTATGCTGCCAATTCCCATGCCTCGTCATACTGTTGCTTCAATAAGCCAATCCGCTCCATGCCCTGCGGAATCTTGCCAGCTATGTAGTACGACAGACCAGCCGCCATACAAGGAATAAATCTAAACGGCACGTCCATGATGTTCACACCACCACCTGCGTCCTGCGTGCGGCGTAGACGCCAATACACAAATGTGTACGCTTGCGAGTTGTCAGGGGTAGGCCAAACAGTTATGGCTGGCACTTGTTGCCAGTACACAGTAGCCGCAGCCGTATGCGCCGCTGCAATGGTGTTTTGCTGACCACGGAAGCAGTTGTATAGCGTTCCTGATACAGCGTTTGTGTTCTGCGTGATGTAGCCGTAATTGATAATCTCGTTATCAATCTTCACAAATCCAGATGCGGGTAAACCCGTAACATCGCTCAACACGATTGTGTCTGATGTACTTGTAATTGTTGTGGTCAGGGTAGAGGCTACAGGGCTAGTCTGCCCGTTATAGCGCTGAATCCAAACCTGAATAGGTCTGGCTTGGGTTAACTTGTTTGGGATAGTAGCGTAGGTGCTGACGCTAATCCGCGTGATTGTCAGGTCGGCTTGGTTAGCCGTGTTGTTTGCATCCGTACGAATTAAATGCTCAAGCAAGTCAATCGTATCGTTCGGCAAGGCATAGGTGTTCTGACCGGGAACGAGGGTGATAGACCCCGTCTCAATAGTCCACATATTGATGCCACGGTTTGCCCAATCAGCGAACATGATGTTGAGGCTACGACGTGCGGTACGCAGGTCATATCCCGTACGGAGTTCACTACCAGCACGCTCGAACGCCTCCTCGACCAACTCGGTGAGGTCAAGGTTAAAGCCATATGCGCCGGATGTGTTTGCCATTATCTAAATCCTGCTGTTTTCTTTGCTATGCCTTTGGGCTGTGCTACGAATTGTTTTCCGGCTTTTTTGCCAGCGCGTTTCGCACGCGTTGTTGCAGCGTACTCAGCAGGGCTGAGACTTTTGATCGCAGCTTCTGGAAGGTATCGCTCACCTGTTTTACTAGACGGTTTTCCACTTTTGGTTCTCCATTTTTGGTCACCCCAGTTTTTTAAGGACTGCTGTGGCGCTTTCAATCTCGGTAACCTCCGCCTGCCGCCTTGTACTTCTTGGCTACAAGTTGGGCTTTACGTGCTGACCACTGTCCTGCACCTGTGCCCTGCGTTGCTGCGGCTTTTACCTGAGACACAATCCGCTTGCGCAGACTGGGTTTTGTGTAGTTGCCAGCGGCGTTAACTTTCCCACCCTCGGCGTACTGTGTAAAGTCGGTGTCATCCCTTCGGGCAGTCTTCTTGCCTTTGGGCATCTTGGAAGGGCGTATAGCGCCCATACCGCGACTTGACATCATTTAGTACATCTTTCCACGGGTTTTACCCTTAGTGCAGCATCCATCTGCTCGTGAAGAAGCAGTGCCGCCTTTAGCGTAGGTGTCACCCATAGCATTTGTTTTACTAGTCTCTGTATCGCTTGATGGCGGCTTTGCAAAACCTTCTGCTGGTTTTCTACTTGCACGTTCTGCTGGGGGTTTAGCGTAACCTTCAGCTTTAAGAGATTTGCCATCAACGCGAATGTCACTACCGGGTTCTACAGCCTTTACTTTCCCTTTACGGATTGGCTCATCCACCGGTGTGGAGTCTTCGTATTTATAGTCTTTAGCCATGATTAGCACATCTTTCCACGGGTTTTACCCTTGGTAGCGATGCCATCAGCGCGGCTAGAAGCGGAACCGCCATTAGCCATTTTGATCGCCCCACCTTTTTTGTTGTAACTCATGTCGGATACTTCATTACTTTCGTAATTAGTACTTGTTCCGGGCTTTGTTACTTCTGTTAAAGGTTTGGGTTCACGGCGTGCTTTGTACTCACCAAACTTAGTTCCCTCTGGAGCTTTACGAGTTAAGCCGCGTTCTTTGTTTAAAAAGTCACGCAAACTAAGACCAGACTCTTCCAGTTCTTTTTTACTGACAGTGCGTCCTTGTGCCATGATTCACTCCTTAGCAATATTTCTTAGCCGTGCCGCCTTTAGCGAGCATCTTGCCTTTGGTCTTGCCTTTAACAGCAACGCCATCGGCGCGAGAAGAAGCGGAACCGCCTTTTTTCATTCCCGTCATATCGCCGGGCATAGCTGTTTTAGCCATAGGAGTAGGTTTTTTCATGCCGTCCTTAGCCATGCTCATACCGACCTTCATTGTTGGTTTGCCCATTTTTGTAGCCATAGTATCACCACCTTTTTTAAAAAGTTCAGATTTGCCGTGAAGAGTTTTAGTCTCGTTCACCTTTTGTAAATCAGGACGCTTGCGCGGCCCACCTTTAACGCCAACAGCCTTATCAGCCGCAGTAAATTCTTTACCCACAGACTGAGGGACACCAGCTTTCTCGGCAAACTTAGGGTTATTAGCCACCGCCGCCATGAAATTGTGTTGTTTTTTGCTTGTGCTTGGCATGTTAGACCTTAACAATCCAGCCCTTGCCAACAAAGAAGCCAACGACCAATAAACCTACTCCGATCAGAAACTTCTCCACAACAGTCTTACCAACCTTCTTGTAAAACTCTGAAGACATTTCTTCGATAGCAAGCTTTGCCGCTTCCTTAGCGATCAATCGTTCGCGGTCTGTCAATTCAATATCAGACATCAACATATCCTTCCTTTGGTCTTGCCCTTTTGGGCTATACCATCTGCGGAGTTCACATACCCGCCATCAGCGCAGTTCCACGCTCTAAGACTCTTGTTAATCCTAGAGTTCGGGTCGTTCGCTGTTTTTGCGGATGTCAGTTTCTTTTTCATCCCACTCATGCGGGCGCAGAAAGAGTCGCGCCTTGAGCCGCCCTCGGGTTGCGGCGGTTTCAAGTTGTGCCCTTCTCTCTTCGCAGAGGCTCGCCCCTTGGCGTTCAGCCCGCCGTTGGGGTTCTTGCCTTCTTTGCGAGTCCATGCGGGGCTAGCCATAGAACACCGTAATAGATGCGCTGGTTGGTAGGACTACATAAAACCCGTTTTCAAACAAAATGCCTTCTGCGGGAATTAACGTAGCAATAACGGCGGTGTTAGTTGTGACGTGCAGGGTTAAAGAGTTCCTACCAGCATTTGTAGTAGCGTTATCGTAAAACTGAATTTCTCCAGCCGTGCCACCGGGGGCTACTTGATAACCGCGAACTCTAGTTCGACCAGCATACCCTACACCGCTTGCGTCTAGATGGACGGCTTTTACGTCGGTTTGCATCATAATCAATCTCCTTGTTTTTAAACAAGGGGCCGAAGCCCCTAGGACTGATTAGTCAAAGTTACCGTATGGGTAAGTAGTAGTGGTACCGATGTTGCCATCAGGCTGTGTATAGCGGATTGTGAAGTAGTAAGTACCACCTGTAATCGCTACGTTAGTGCCGTTGATAGACGCTACTGTGAACACCACTTGAGACAAAGGTGGTTCGCCATTTATCTGAATGATGTCGGTAGAAGTAGATTGCTGGTTAGCCAACTGAGTTGCACTGAATGCAGCAAATGATTGACGACCCACGGCAGGAGAAGTCAATACAGCAGTTTGTGCGTATGTTGCAGTACCCGCAGCGGCTGTGTAGTCATTGCTGACCAAGATTTGGACAGAGGTCAAAGAACCGCTGGTGAAAGTGGTAACAACACCGATATCAACCAAGATGTCGTTGATGCGGCTACCTGCTGGGAGGTATGCAACATAACCACGGTACACAGTAGCAGAGTCAGCAGGGATGCTGGTTGCAGTGTATGTAGTAGATGTGCTAGGTGTGTAAACGGTTGTGTAACCGTTAGGGATGTTATTTGAGTCAACAAATTGACCAGAAGCGCCACCAAATCCAGCAGTGTTTGCTGTGGTGTTAGCGATGTTTAAAGTCGCTGATTGAACGAGGCTGGTATAGCCTACGTTACGGAATGCGCCAAAGCGCTGCGTGCCAGATAGTACTGGGCCTTCAAATGTGGAACGTGCCATGACAAAAGTCCTTATGCAAAAGTAACTCTATCAATCGTTGCATCGTCTGCTGGGGCAGTCCGATAGAGTCAATCACCCAGATGTTTGGAATATACACCATATTTCTACGATGTCAATAAAAAAGGGGGCTTGTGACCCCCTTTCTTTTAGTATGAACCTGAAGAGGCAAACATGCCTAAAGGATCAGACCAGCCGAAGCTGTAACGCTCACGAGCCTTGTAACGGACGTTACCGGTATCGAAGTCACCGTCCATGCTGTTTTGCAGCGGAGTACGGATAAAGTGCTTCAAACCGTTAGGTACGTCAGTTGTCAAGAACCAAGCGCTGGTGTCGGTCAAGTAATGGTTAATGGTGTATCCCTCTGGGATCGCGCCATTATTCTTGATCGCGTTGATGTCGTTGTTGTTAGTACCAACGCGGAGGCTGGTTTCTAACAGACGAGTAGCAACGAATTGCAGTGCTGGTGGGATGATCAACTTCTTAGGCTTAGCAGCGATCAACAGTCCACGCTCATCAGTCCAAGCAGCGATTTGAATAACGGCGGCTTCCAAAGAAGTCTCGTTCAAGTCGGTTTGGGTAGATGGGGTGTTGCTGTTGGTGCCACCAGAAACCAAAGGATGAGCAGTAGAGAACAAAGGTTGACCATCACCACCCGTATGCAGGGCAGAGAAGCCATTGTTCAACACGGCAGCAGCTTTGATCTGCTTGGTGTAAGCCATAGCACGAGCCAAACCTTTGGTGTAGCGAGCAGACAAGCTGTCGTACAAGTTATCTTCAATCGCTTCTTCAGTGATTGAGAAACCCAAAGCAATGGTTTCGTGGTTGTAGCGAGTTGTCCATGCCTCTTGTGCATTGTCATAAGCGATGGCTGAGCCTTCGTTTTTGACTGGTGCGGCAGAGAAGCCAGACAGTTTAGTTTCCTCTTCGAATGAACGCTCAGAGGTTTCGGTTTCATAAATCTCTTTATGTTCCTCACCATAACGGGCGTACTCGAGGCCGAACAAAGCATTTAAGCCGGGAAGGAGTTCTTTAAGTAGTTGTGCGCGTGAAATAGCCATTTTAAATTACTCCTTAAGCAATGCTGGTGGCAGCGTAATACTGGTGTTGACCGAAGTTCAACTTAACCAGCAACTCTGGGTACTGTGCAAACACAATGGTCGAGCTAGCAGCAAAAGCGGCTATCGGCGCTTGGTTCAAGATAAACGATGTTGCACCAGCATTGGCTGCTGTATCAACAAACGAACCCGAGGGGATGTACTGACCATTAGAAGCAAGTGAACCAACGTCTGTACCAACAGGCAATGCGAAAGGCAAAGCAGAGCAGGTAACAGTAGCGGTAGAAATGCTAGTGTAGGTAACAGAACCCAAGGTGACAACGGTGTCAGGCACTAAGCCCAAAACACGGATTGGCAACGCATCGGTAGTAACAGGTGTGTTACTAGGAGCCAACAAAGCGTTAGCAGAGTCGCCAGTGTTCACGTTACCAGTGTTGTTGATCATGGCCAAGTTTTGACCAATCATGGCGCGAGCGCCAGAAGCAACAGCAGTAGTAGCAGAACAAACGACAGCCTTGAACACTGTGTCAGGGTCATCACAAACGATAGCAACTGCATCACCAGCGGTGGTTCCACCGGGCCAGTATTGAGCAAATTGCTTTTGTTTGGTGGTTGGGTTTGTATAAGAACAACCCAAGAAGACACCTGTAACAGTACCAAGGGTACCGGTTTCTACGGTTAAGCGTGCCACATTACCACGGCTCAATCCAACGATATCGCCATAGAAAATGCTAGTCGCGTATCCGTATGGGATCGGATATTCGCGGGTAGAACCTGCAAATACCTGACCACCGATCAAATTGATCGGCTTTAGCCCATATGGGGCGTTAACAACGGGGTAAGCCATTTAAGACTCCTTTAAAAAATTTAAGTACCAGAACCAAATGTCACTTTTGTCGATTTCTCAGAGAACTTCGACATCCGTGGATCACTGTCTCTCATGAAGTTGTTATCTACAGATTCCATCGTAGCTTTATTGATGTTCGAGAAGTGAGCCTCTCGTTGTTTCAAAAACTCCGTCGGAATACTACAGAGAACCAAACCGGGTGCCTCAATGCCTCCAGCAAAGCGACCATCGGTAGCAGCGTGCATAGAAAGTTCAGGATATTCCTCCGCTTTCACGGGTTCATAACCTTCCTTAAACTTGCCAGAGATGTTTTGTACGTCGGGGACTCCTAACATACTGGTTCTTACCCAGCGGTGAGAAATTCCCGGACGCGGATTAGGTGAAGGTAGGGTTTCGGGAGCCTGCCACGAAGTTTGACGCGGTGCGCGTGTTACTGGTGTGTCTAACTCTCTAGCCAAACGATTCTGTTTTTCAGCTTTTTCAGTTTTTACCTGTTCCATTTTTAACCTCTTTTAAGTTGTGCAACCTGTTTCGCATATTCTTCTATCGGGACCCCAAGACGGCGAGCTATCGCTGCTTCGGATGCCTTTAACTTTATGCGGTTAGGCGGAGTACTACGTGAGGCCGGAGCCACAACACTAGTGAATTTTTGTGCACGGCGTGGGGGTTCATCATCCTCATCGACCGGTTCTGATACTCTTTTCTTTGGAGGCGGTGTATCTTCCTCTTCGCTCTGAACATCTTCAAAATGTTCAGGAAATCTTTTGCGCATCGTTTTGTCGATGGTTTCGAAGTACTTCTCAGTACCTACATAGTCAGGACCATACAACTTTTGTAACTTCCTGTCAATACCCATCGCAGCCATAGTCATCTCATCATCAATTCCCCACCAATCATTGTTGGAATTTACCCACTTTTGAGTGCGGGGGTTAAGCTGAGATGCTTCTGGTTTTGCCGGAGTGTACTCCTTTTCTTCTACTTCTATTGGCTTCATCCCTTGGGCTCTATCCAATTTCAAAGTAGCTTGGGCAATTTCTGCTTGGGCATCGGTAATAGCGTCTACATCGCCGTTCTCATACGCTTCCTTGTACTTTTTCTTGGCGTTTGCCAAGGCCATGTCCGCAGAAGATTGAGACTGCTCAATGAATGCTTTACTACCATGTGATAGCTGCTGTTGAAGACGTTTGTTTTCTTCAAACACTTGTTTAGCAAAGGCTTCCGCCGCTTCGCGTTCGCGTAGGGCTTCTTCTTTTGCACGTCGTTCATCGTGGTAACCACGGGTGAACTTCTTGATACGCGCCTGTACCTTCTCGTCGTACGTGTTTAATTCGTCTTCTGTTGGGTCTTCAGGTGGGCCTTCGGGGTCTGGACGGCGACGTCTGTCTTCCTTGGGGGTATCGTCTTCAATTTCTACTTCAAACTTGTCGTCTTCAGCAGCAATATCCTCTTTATCAGGATCGGGTAGTTCAAACTCAGGTAATGCCATGATTTATCCTTTTTATGCAGCACGGGTAATTCCGCGCGGATCTTCAACAACGGCCTCAACTGAGGTATCCGCAATCAAGCGGAACTCACGACCGTGAATCTTCAAGCGGGTGCCTGAATTGGGGCGGACGACAACGAAGTCGCCAACTTTGCAACTAGCGCCGCTCGGAAAGCGGGTAGTGTCTGAATAGCAATCTGGTCCCATCTTCACTACAAACAGTACTGGGGTCAGCACTTCTTCGTAGTACATGGTTTTACTATCTTTAATCAATCCAACTTCACTATCTGAATACTCTTCCATCGCTTCGGGAACGACAGTCAGCATGTAATAGGTAGATGGATCGGGCAACTGCTTTGCCTTCTCTTCGTTATTCTTATTCAGAATACCGGACAGGTCTACAGCGGAAACATCAAACTCACTCATCGGAATACTCCATTTTCTGCACGAGGTCTTTGACAAGTTGTTCTGCATGAGTCAGACCCCGGATGACCCCGCAGACATGCCGATACTCGGCAAAGTCTTTTGCACCTCCTCCTGCGAGGAAGGAAACTTGATCGCCACGGAGTTTGTCAATCTCCTTGGCTAAGTATTGAAACGCTTGATTACTCATCTATTCTCCTTTTTAGGAGTTTGTTTTTGTTGCTGGCGCTGTTGACTCTGCACAGCCATCTGCGCTCTATGCTTGGCGGCATCAATCCCCATACGCACGCCTTCAATTTCTTGTTGTTTAGCAAGCTGATCTTTTTTACCTGCTGCTGTAGCACTGACCTGCATAGCTGCGATCTGCATCTGCGCTTCAATCCGAGACTTCTCAATCTCCAACTGGTCGGCTTTAGCTGCGGCATCAATCTGTTGTTTTTGCTGCTTCAACTGGAACTCCTGCATCTTCAACTGCAACTCTTGCTGCTGCATCTGGATGATCGGGTCTTGCATCTGTTGCTGGTTCTGTTGTTGCTGTGCTTGCTGTTGATCGCGTTGTAACAACTGTGATGAAGCCTTGGCAGTAGCCATTGCAATCTGATCCGCCAACTCGGGAGGCATGTGCTTGTTCTGCTCTTCACCGGGCAAAGGCACACCAATCTGCATCTCTACCTGTTTACGATACTCAAACGCAATGTGCTCGTTGATGTGCGCCATAGCTGCTGCCATGATCGCTTGAGCTTGTGGGTTCATCTGCATCAACTGCTGAATCTTCGGATTCTGTATAGCAGACATGTGCGTCTGAATATGAGCTTCGTGGTTCTGTTCAATGAACGCCTTGACCGGTTTACCCATAAGAATATTTTGATTCTCCTGCACTGGGTCTGTTGGCACTGCGTCTTCTTCAACAGGCACTAACTTATTCGCGTTCTTGATACCCAACACCTCAATCATCTGGCGATGCAAGAGTGGCAAGTTGTACAACTGTGGGGCTGACTGTGCTAACTGGAGAACGGCTTGATACTGAACAATCTTCTGCGCCATAGTCGCGGCGTTTGGATCGCTAACAGGGATCACGTCTGTTGAGTCGTAATCGGACTTCTTAGCCTTGCGGTTACCCTCTTCAGGCTTGTAGTCATACTCTTCTGGTGTGTAGTCTGCAATGATTACCTTGAGTATTGAACTCTTGTTTCATCGCATAGTGCAAGCGAGCCTGCACAGCCGTCATCACTTTTAGTGTGCGCTCTAGTAGGGCTAGTGTTGTACCAACAGGAGCGTTTGTGCTCATGTCAGAGACGTTCATATCTCCACTCGATGCAAAGGCGCGGCCTTCCTGCACGATCTGCTGGAACAGCGCCATCAATACTTGTGATGGCTCCTTGTATGGAAGCGGTAAGATGTTGTCACGGATACTTCCGGAAGGGACATCTACGTCCCTAAATTCTCCGGGTTGAATGGGGGTGTCATCACCTTTAATCCGAAGTCCTCTTGATTTAAGTCCGCCGGGGAGATTAGATAGAGTGCCCGCGTCAACAAGTTGGCGGATAAGCATCGTTGCTGATTTCGCGTAGCCTCCGATAAGGTGGATAAGACCATAACCATAGAAGCCAAAACCGGGGATGTATTGGTAGTGGACGAAGTGCTGTCGCTTGGTGTGCAGGATGTCGTCTTCATACCAGTTTCTCCTAATAGCTAAGATAGTGCGTGAGGTCTTCTCTATGGTAACAACATACGGTAGTGCGATACCTGTCTCACGTCCCTTCTTATCAGTGTGCTCAAAGCCCACTAGGTCTAGGTTGACGTGCATCTCAAGGATGCGATAGCGGTCGTCCTGAGTGGCAGACATGCCAGTCTCTTCCGCTTTCTGCTTCTCAATATCATCTAACTCATAGCCCGGCTCACCTATATCAACGTCGGCGTAGAACCCTGCTTCTTGGAGTTTAATGATCTCATTCTCAGTCTTGCGCATTACATGGGTAACACGCTCAGCGTCCTCAATACTAGAAGCACCAAACGGCACAACAATATCTTCTGCTGGGATAAATACGGCTACTTGACGACCCTTGCTTGGGTCGTAGTAAATCTTTTTAAATGCTGAACCTGCTAGTGGGAGCGACCACAAGAGCTTCTCATGCTCAGGTCTATACTCAGTCATCACGTCGGTTAACTGGTAGTTCATGTCCTCGCGCACGCGAGCGGCTGCTTCTTCGCGCAAAAGGTCAATAGCGCCAACGATCTGCGTCTTAACAGGCCCCATCGCTGGGAAGGTTTCCATCATGGCTTCTGACTGGAAGCGTACGACTGACTCTGTCAACATGGGGTGGAACACACCACACGCACCCTGCCAAGGTTCAGTACGTTCTTCGTAGTTCAAACCCAACAATTTAAGACCATCGACGTACGTCTTGATCCAGTCCTTGCGGTCCATCGTGTCTTTATCAAAGTCTGCAACTAGCTCTTCTGCAAGACCAGACAAGTCGCCGTGGTCCATGTACTCAGCCAAGTTAGCGTCGAAAGTTTCCGCTGTTTCTTTCTCAGGCTTGAGTTGAATCTCTATATCACCTAGTCCTATATTTACTTGTTCTGGGTCTTCAATCTCAATTTCTATACCACCGGGGCTCATTTCAGCATCCTCTTCTAAACCCATAGGGGCTTGGTATAAGCCTTTGTCCATCAAACTTGTTGCCATATCGTTTCCTTACACTGTATAGTACCGCTCAGAAGCGCGGCGACCTTTGAAATAAACTATGTCATCCGGCTCATCTGCCGGAAGCCGTAAAAACCCACCCTGCCTGAATCTCATCAGTGCAAGTGTAGTTGAGTCAACCAAGTCATCATGCTCGCCTGACGGGAAAGATGCAATCTCATCGACTAGTTCTTCAGCCCATCTAGTGCGTGGAACCCACACTTTGCCAGAGGCGATTATGTCTGAGACTGAATTCAAACGGGCAAACTTATCCTGACCTTTACTCGGCGTGTATTCACTGACTGGAATACCCATCGCCCGCAAGTCATAGATCAGCGGCGCACCTGACGCCTTCTTCTCTACTATTAGAGTATCAGGCTCGTACTCGTTGTATTCACGTAGTACGTCTTTCTTCAGTTCAGGAAACTCGACGCGCTTCTTATATGTGTTGAGCAGGATTAAGTACTTCTGGTTGTCTTTGTGGTGGGTGAACACGCCCCACGTCGTGCCAGCAGAATAGTCAGCGCGGTTGTTCTTCTCAAACGCAGTATCCCAAGACTGAAGTATGTACTCACATTCAGGGGGATTGTCTTCCTCCCACCATTTCCACCAGTCGCGCTTAATAATAGCGCTCTCGTTACCCACTGGGTTCTGCTGGTACTGCGCCTGCCACTTGCCGTTAGGCAACTCCTCACGGAGTGCCTCTAGCTCCGCTAGAGACCAGAAGCTAGGCCATAAGGGTTTACCCGAAGGTAGGATCGCCGGAAACTCAATCACCTCCCATCCCTCGCCGCCCCGTTGTGCGTCGGCCTTGAGCACTTGGCCTGTCAGGTCGCGTTGAGACCAGCGAGTCATCACTATAACAATAGAGCCACCCGGCTGTAGACGTTGTCTTGGACCAGACGTATACCACTCGTACACCTTGTCATAGATTTCTGGGCTGGTTGCGGCTAGTGCAGCCTCTTGTTCTGAGTGTGGGTCATCTATTATTAGTATGTCCGCACCTTTTCCAGTGACTGCGCCCCCTACACCAATAGCAAAATAGTCACCTCGATGGTTTGTGTTCCATCTACCCGCCGCTTTACTGTCCGCTTGCAGCCCAACACCCGGAAAAGTCTCTGAAAATACGTCGGAATCCACCAAGTTACGTACTTTTCGACCAAAACCGACCGCAAGTTCTGCAGTGTGTGATGTTTGAATGATCTTTTTCTCTGGAAAGTTGCCTAAAAACCATGCTGGAAGCAAATATGACGCGAATTCTGACTTTGTGTGGCGTGGAGGCATGTTAATAATGAGCCTTTTGCACTCTCCACGGGCTACGCGCTCGAAAGCATTAGCCATTCTCTTGTGGTGTGCCCCTTCAATGAAGTGAGGCCACACTTTCTTTACAAAAGTCATGAAGGATTGACGCGATTCTTCGCGCCCTTTCAGGATTTCATGCTCTTCTACTGACGCATAGAGGTCTCTTGCCTCCGCATCAGACATATTAGGTATCTTTTGCAGTAGTGTTCTAAGTTCAGCGGGACTCATCTTCTCTTTCCTTAGCTTTTTCCGCCGCTGTCTTTAAGTTTTGCACTCTTGTTTCTTCTCTCTCGCGGGCTAGAGCGTCTAACTCAACGTCTACTTCGTCTACAGCTTCTTCTATAACTTCAATTCCTAACTCTTGGGCTAGTTTTGGAGTCACATCTTGTACGTCTGGCCCGAGAAGTCGTGAGATTTTCTCTTGTAGCACCTGTTTAATGTCTCCGCTAGAACGATGAGTAATTGTTACTTCGGATTTTTCTGTGAAAGCACCAACATCACTCATCTTGCCGAACAA